GTTGTTCCTGGTACAATCATAGTTAATCATCTTCCCAAGGTGAAGCCGCTTCGGGAATACCTGCAAGCGAAGTTGCAAGTGAAAGAACTGCGGCAACGCACGCGGTTGACAATGCCATAATCCAGTCAACTTCGCCGATGGTAACGGCTGTGGTAGGCAAGCAAGCAATAAACGCTTGCGCAAATGTTTTGATTGCACGAATAGCGGCGTAATAAAACCACTCGCGTAAACGTGCTTTCTTGCTTTCCGTCATTAGTCCGTTCCCCCAATCTTGAAATCATCGAATCTGCTGTATAGGTTGTTAATATCCGTCTGAACTGCTTTCATGTCAGCTTCTAATGCGTATGTGCGTTCAATCATCGAATTGTGCTTTTCAACGTCACGCCGCAAATCGGTAATGAGGGTTTCCAGCTTTGCAAGGTTTGCGGAAACCAAACCATAGAACGCACCGAAAGCAACGACAAGCGTTATGACGCTGCCGACATATGGTGTAATATCCATAGTTAGCCCCTAACATATGTTATAGAACCGCTCCATACCGCGCTCGACGCGCTCATGATGTAGATTTTTCCCGCCGTGTCGATGCGCACGTAGCCAACCGTATACGTGCTCCAATTTGCCGTGCAGAAAACAGCGGCGCGTATATCGTCGGGCGGGGCGTACTCGGCTGGAATAGATGCGGCTACGGTCGTTCCATTTCCTGAAAACGCCGTTGTAGCCGTGAATTGCAATGGAACAGTCACAACGCCGTCATATTCGTAGAAGTTCGTTTTTTCAAGTGCGAAGCCGTTAGAACTGTAAACTTTCGTGATCGTTCCCGTGTGCAACGTCGGCGCGGTCGGCTGCGGTTCGCCGCCAACCCTTGCGATTGCGGCCGCCTGTCCGTTGTGTATGACGCAAATCACCCTATCGCCGATTTCGGCGTTGCATAGCTTCGCCGCCCTGGTTGTGTTCACCGCGCCGTTGAACTGCACCTGGTATGAACCATCGGCGTTTACAGAATCAACCGTTGCGTATTCGTGCGCGTCTGATTCCTTCGGCGCGTCCATTCCGAAAGCTTGCGCGATTCGGTCTAAACTGATGCTTGTCATTTAGCTTGTGCTTTCGTAATCGATAACGCTTGATGTTTGAACCGTTATTGTTGATGGGATAAAGCGGCGCAATACCGTATTGCATTGCGTGGCGGGTGCTAAATCAATCTTGATGTTCTGCACGTTCCCAGCCCATGCCCTGTTTGCGTAATTGACCTGTACCGCGTCGTTGGCAACCAAAGGAATATACGGGTGGGACAGTTCAACCCGTTCTATCTCCTGCGAATTGTTCAAGAGTTTAGCCGCCGCCATGCTTTCGAGGTTCGCCGCCATTGCCGAAGAATCAGCCCCCGCCAATTCGGAAACGTCGGCAACCTCTACCAATTCGCGCCCCCCGCGCCTGTCTAACGATGCCTTAGAACCCGAAATGTTGCGGGCTTCGGCGCGTATCGCTATTTCGTCGGTTGAGTAGTAAAGGCGGTAAACGTTGGGTATCTCCTGCCAATCGTTCTCAATCGAAATATCTGGGTACATTATGCTTTGCCCATCATCTTTGAACGTCGCAACCGTGGCGCGTTCCGATGGGTCGATGTACTGCTGAATCTGTATAGTGCCGTAAGCGTCGGGGTAGGGTGCTTGATAGTCGGCGGCCGTACATAGCCAATTCACCATCGTTAAAAGCGTGTCTTTAGGCTGAAAAGTATGATCGTTTGAAAGCTGATAGGTTGATTCGTTCGCAACATTTACGGGCAACCCCGCGTTTTGAATAATCTCAATGGCCTTTGCAATCGCGTATGTCCCCGCGCTCACCGTGTAGGCGTAACCGATTTGAACATCTTGCAGTACCTTTAAAGTGCTCCAACCGTTCACGCGCCCTGATGCAATCAATGTATCGCCGTTAAGCCTGTAATTAGCATCGGCGTACCCTATGAAGAACGTACCAATACAGAATTCTGAGTGCTCTCCGTTATCGTCATCGAACGAATAGTAGATGCGCACAAGGTCATTTGTGTTCGGTTCTTCGCCGCCCTCGAACTGGAAAGAGCAGGTTGCCTTTAGGTCTGAAAAGGCGGACAGTTCAACGTTGCCCGCCGTCACGTTCCCCAAATCTGCACCCTCTACGAAATCAGGCCATGAAACGCTTCTATATGTGTACGTTTCGTTTGCCCGATTGCCGAATAGATCAATCATAGGATTTCCCCGTCAATGCGCGTGATAGTGAGCGAAATCTGGCCCAACCTGGTAATGCTCGTATAGTTCGGCTTCGCGCTATATTCGAAATCTGCGCGGAACACCCAACCATCGCAACCCTTGTAAACGCCGCGCCCGCCGTCGTTCATAAGTTCAACGAACCCGTTTGACCAATCCTCATAGTCAACGGCCAGCCACGTGTTAGTATGAACCTGCTCTAATGCCCTGGAATCATACGAAACTGGCCATTTTCTACCAGCGTATCTAACACGTTTCTTTTCAGGCCGCGAAAGCGAATACGAGCCGCCAGGATTCCATTTAAGATGTGCAACGCGGTCATTGCCCGCCGAATCTTTCCAGTATGCGAACCAGCGCGTGCTGTCAAGCGTGTTATCGAACGATGCAACCGCGTAAGCACCCGATGCGGCGTATGTCACAACGTCATACCGATACGGCGTGTTCAGTGGCGCGTACATATCGGTGATACCCGCGCCGCTCTCGCCGTTCTCCAAAAGCGTTACCGTCGTGCCGTCTGGGTTCACCCTGATAACGGTTATGCTTTCCGCGTCGGGTGTAACGCCGTCGTTCGTGTATTCGGCGATAAGCGAAACATAACCCGTTTCGGGGTCGTTCGTGATGCCCAAATCGCCGCTAACGGGCGGGGTGTAGCTAACCAAAAACGTTGTGTTGGCCGAAGTCTGCAACGACGTGCCAGAACGCGCCGTAACAACGACTGTATAGCTTTCGCCGTTAACGGGTAGCAATTCAGAAGCCGTTACCGTACCAGAAAGCGTGTTGCCTGTAATCGTTAGCGGTTCGGTGTAGATGGTGCGCCCGTCCTGCTGGATTAGAACGCTTGCCGCCGCACATGCCACGCTTTGCGGGTCTGAATACGTTACCTCAATCGGTATGGGCAACGCCGTGACCGTTGCGGGCGGGTTAGATGCCGTAAACGTCAAGCTGGGTACTTGATAGCATGTGAACTGCTTGCTAGAAGCCCAATCGCCGTATGACGCATCTGCTCCCTTAGTCCTAACGCGCCACGTAACGGTAGTGCCAGCCGCCCAAGGTAACGGGGTAATCGTGTAGCTTTGCGCCGTCGTTAGTGTAACGCTAGTCCATGTTGAACCGCCATTAGTGGAGTATGCAAGTTCTGCCGCCGTCTGTGCGCTGCCGTCCTTCGGGTTGTGCAGCCATTGGAACGTGACAGAACCCGCCGACATGTTGAAAACATTGGTAGGGCTTATCAATGTAGGCGGGTTGGGCGGCGTGATTGTAACGATAGAATCCGAAACAATCCACGCGCTAGAACCAACGCTGTTAACGTTGCGAACCCTGATAAGAACCGTGCCGCCGCTTGTCGTTGCCGTGAAGCTGGTAACAGGTGAGCCGTTAACCGTCGTTGATGCGCTCCACGTATCGCCCCCATCATATGACGCTTGCCATTCAAGCGAAGTCGCAACCATAGATGTATTCGATAATGTAACGGAAATGTCGGTTGCGTCGGCGCGTTCAACGCTTATCGAATCGGGCGGGGTAGGGGTCATCGTGACCGATGCCGTTGCAGAATAGCCGCCGTATGCGCCCGCGTTGTAGTAACGCCAGCGGTACGTATAGCTATGGTCTGCGCTTGTGCTTGAATCGGTATAGCTTGAGGCAAGATTTGAAAGCGTTGCAATCTCCGAATAGGCCGCGCCGTCTGTTGAACGTTCTACCTTCACGCTTTCGGCATAGCCCATAGAAGTTGCCCAAGAAAGCGCAACCGATGTATCGGAATTGCGCGTTGCGGTAAGCGTCGTTGCGTTCGGCGGCAAAGCTGGTACGGTAAATTGGATATATGCCCTTGCGCTCGAACTTTGCCCGTTTACATAAGCGTGAGCATAATTGCCTAAGTAAACGGTACGCGGCGCACTCTGCCTTGTGAAGTACGATGTATGGCTGTCATACGTCTTATCGCCGTTACCCGTGAAGCTGCCAGATTTTTCCGTTCCGAAGTCGTGCCATGTCCCCGACTCGCCCCACTGGAGTTGAGAGTAGCCCGTGAACGACCATGCATAGTTTGAAGTTATGCCGCCCTTCTGGGCAAAAGTGCATTGTGTCGGAGTGACAGTCCAATTCGTTACTTCTACGAAACTAAAGAGTGAGCCAACATCAGGCGAAAACCGCGTGGTATCTCGTGACATATATTAAGCCCTTCCGTATGCAATCCGCGCCCGTTGCGCTTCAGAAACAAGCCTTTGCAACGTGGTTTCGGAATCAGCCGTGATATTGAATATGAATGTGTCACCGCCGCCGCGTTCTTCCATTGATTCAACAAGGGCATCGGCGTAATTAGATAGCCAAGGCTCATAACTTGGCCATATCATCTCTCCGCCGCGCTCACCCGCGCCAATCAGCGTTGCACCGTCAACATAGCCGCCGCCGCCGTACCACTCTACATGAAGCGTCGCGGGGTTCGGTATGCGCCCCAAAACGGGAACATCGATGTATTCTCCAACGACGATATGCGGCAGTTTCAAATCTGGCAACTTCCAATGGAAGTTGAAGAAGCCCTTTATTCTATCAATCGCGCCTTTGATGAAATCACGCGCCGCTTGAATCGGGTTCTCCATAGCCGCTTTGATTCCGTCGAAGATGCCCGTAACAAAACCTATCAGCGGTTGCAGTGATTCTACGGCGAAAGATATTGCCTGGCACGCAACGTCAACGATAACCTGGATACCAGGCCATACGGTTTCGGCGATTCCCTTTATTGCAAGGAACACCGTAGAAACCACGTTGCCTATTATCGGGAAAACATACGAAATGACTTCGCCGATTACAGAAACGGCTGTTGACACGATTTCCTGGATTGTCGGCCATACCTGCGCAACAACCGCGCCGACTGATTCTATTACACCCGAAAAGTTATCCAATACCCCCGCGTGTCCACAAATCGTATCATCGAATTCATCAACGGTCGTTTCAACGCCGAAGAAGAATTCGTTTAGGCTTATCAACGCGCCAGATAAGAACCCTACGGCTTCGGTTGCCGCTTGCGTGAAGAACCTCAACGCGGGTTCGATGCCGTGGAATATCTGTATCTGCAAACCTTCCAACGCGCTTTCGAATAGCGTAGTGTCGCCCGCAAGGTTGTCTAATTGCGTTTCGGCCATTGCAGAAGCCGCGCCCTGCGCGTTATCGATTGCATCTGCAATAGCGTTCCAATCGTCAACGTTTGTATCTAACAGGGCGTTAACGCTTTTCAAATCGCGTGCGTTGAAGATCGTGGCAATTGCCTGTGTGCGCTCTTCGGTTGTCATATCGCCCAAAGCGGCGTTGAAGTCCCCCATAATATCTATAAGGGGCCGCATATTGCCCTCTGCATCGAACACCGAAACGCCCAAGCGGTCTAATTCCTCTGCGGCCTCGTTGGTGGGGCTGGAAAGCGAAAGCAATATATTCCTAAGGGCTGTGCCGCCCTCTGCTCCCTTGATGCCGTTGTTTGCAAGCAAACCTAAAACGGTATTAAGTTCCGTAGTGCCGCCGCTAAGAATCTTTGCCGTGCCGCCGACGGTTAGGATAGCGTCGCCCAACTGCTCGACGCTGGTATTGGTTTTGCTTGAAGTCTTTGCAAGCTTGTCAACGAAACCATCTAAATCATCGAACGAAAGCCCTAAAGCAGATTGCGCATCTGTCACCATGTCAGACGCACGCGCCAAATCGATAGAGCCAGCCGCCGCAAGGTTCAAGACGTTTGGCAACGCCGCCATTGCCTGTTCGCTATCGTAACCAGCCAACGCCATGTAGTTTAGGGCTTCGGCTGCCTGGGTTGCGCTATATGCCGTCGTTGCGCCCATCTGCTGCGCGAACTGCTCCAAATCGCCGATTTCGTCAACGGTTACGCCCATCGTCGCGGCAACCTGCGACATAGCCTTATCAAAGCCTTTGCCGACTGCTACCGAATCGCCTATGAATTGCGCTATCGAATTCAACGCGCCCATAGCCATATTCGCCAGCAGATTGCCAACGGCTACGATGCCAGCGCCGATAAGCCCCTGCATCTTCGCAGAAAAGCCAGAGCCGAAACCCGTGCCAGCCTTTGCGCCCTGTCCCTCTAAATCGTCGGTTGAAACCTTCGGTTCAACTTCAACATACGCTGTGCCTATTTTCGTTGATTCCGCCATTTTCACCGCCTTTCAAGGGATAGCTTGCGCATCAATTCATCAATGGGCATTGATTGCGCGTCAAGCGTCCTGGTTTTAAGTCTCATATATGACGGGCCTATTCGCTGCGGCTGCGGCCCTCTCTTGTTCTTATCGCCCATGCTCCACATGAAAAGATTCAGCGAATTAACGAGCATCGCCAGCAACGTTCTTTCGGTGTTCCATTCAGCGTCGGGGTTGAACGCCCGCGCAATGTTTGAATCGCTGGGCAAAAAATGGATTAGCTGCGCTATATGGTGCGGCGTATGTTCGCCGCTCATAGCCTTGTCTAAATCTATGCCGTAGTACCGCTGTAGATCGGCCCGCAATTCGCCGTCGTATTCCGCCGCAATGGAGCAAAGCGCATTTAGTTTTTTGGGTATGCTTCTTGAATCAATGAGACAGCTGTTTGCACTACGTCAACTAACGGGGCATCTTCGCCGCCGCATTTCCCGATGAACTCCGCTTCGCTCGTATCGGTGATATAGCAGACGATTTCGAGCAGCAACGTAACCTTTTCGTAATCATCATCGATTGCGCGAACGTTCTTTAGAAGCTGGAAAACGTGCCAGCCGCCTAATTTCTTTTCGTCAACATCGAAAGCCAACCCGTTTACCTCAATGCGCTTTGCCATTTTTCACCTTTCTAGGAAGTCATGCCCGAAACGGTAGTAGATGTGTATTCGTACATGGTCACGCCGCTTGAATCGGGAATCGAGTTAAAAGTAAGCTGCCGACCGTCTACCTGCGTGCCGTCAAGCGTTGCCGCGCCGCGCTCCGTAAGCTGGAACGTGCCGCAATAGCGTTTGATTACGCCGTCGCGGGGTACGGTTTCGATAACGATGCAGACGGGTTCGATGTTGCCGCCATGATGCTTAACGGCAATCGTGCCGCTGCCAGTCACGACAATTCCAGCTTCATAGCCCCATGTCAAACGCGCCACTTCTGCGTTGGCCTGGATTGGTGTAAAGCTAATCTGTTCGGTGTACTCGGTGCGCACGTTGTAGACCTCCGTGCGGCCCTCCCAAGCAACGATAGATTGGTTTGAGGCGTTCTCTGAAATCTGCACGCCCGCGTCAGACGTGAAACCCAAAAGCTTATAAGTTCCCGCCAGCGCGGTAGTCGCATCGGTCGGCAAAGCAGTACCCTTCGGGGCTACCCAAATAGCCCCTGTCGCCGCCGCGCTACCAACGGTAACTTCATTAGCGTTCATAGTAGCCATTGGCTACCCCCTTAACTATCTTCGATTGTCAATTGTGTTGTGCAGTTCAAAACAAGCTGGTATCTGGGCAACCGCGTGTTCTCGTCATACCAGGGATAGCATGTGTCTACCTGGCATTTGCAGAAGCCCTTCGGCATGTCGCCCGTTACCAGAAGATTGCGAACATCTAGGCTCATCTTTTCGGCCTTGTCTATCGAATCGGCCCACGCCTGAACGGCAAACGTCGGGTGGTCTACCAGGTCGATTACCGTGCCGCCCGTGCGTTCTACGGTATAGAATTCAGTACCCGTCTTAGGCGGGTGCGAATAGGCCGTATAGCCCTTCGCCGTTAACCATTTGATGAATTCCTCGGTTGCCGAATACATGTCTAGCCTTTCGCCTTTAGAAGCGTGTTATGCAGATGGTTGTCTTTGATCGCCGCATAGTTCTTTTCAACAACAAGGGCAACGCAGCCAACATATGCGCTGTCACGCGCTTTCAAAGCCGCGTACTTCGGGGCTGCGCCGCCCACCCGCTCTTTCGTGTCTGGCCTTTCGTATTCTTCGGTGCGGAAACCCGCGCCAATCGAATTTGCCTTTGCGGCTATCGCCTGCGCTTCTTTCGTAACTGCGGCCTTTACCTGCGGCAGATGCCCTATCAATTCGGGTGCATCTGGGTCTAACTCGAAATTCACCCGCACTCTAGCCATGCGCCGCCTCAATCTCTACTGGCATGTTCCAGCGGGTCGGCGTGTTCTCGTACATGTACGGCTGCGGATTCCCGATAACCTTGTACGTACCCGAATAAGGGGGGTGCAGTTCAACGCTGCACCCCTCTAGCGAATCTGCAAAGGTCTTTGGGAAATGCAGGGTATAGGCAACCTTCACACCTTCGGGGCGGGAGGCTTCCAAGAATTCCGTAGCACCTGGGGCAATTAGAACGTCTGAAACGTCCGCGCCCGTCATACCGTAAACAACATTGTTGAATCGGTCTGTGCCAACCTGATACGGCTTATAAACGGTTACAGTTGTGCCGTGTATCATTCCAACCATACCACCCGTCAATTTGCGCATTAATACAACCGATATAGCCCGCCGTAATGCCTAGCAAACGCTTTTCAAGTTTCGTCAAGTACAAATCGCCGCTGGGCGTTGCGAAACTGAAAGATTGCGTGTAAGGCCCTGCGGTCATCGAAGCTTGCGACGCGCCCAAAACGTCAAGGCCGTTTGAAAGCGTGCGGCTAACCATGTTCGTGCAAACGAATTTAAGAAGTGCGTTCTGCTCGGTGTCGTTTGTGATTTTCACCAGCTTGTTAAGCACGGCTGATGCCCCGTCAAGAAGTGCCTGAACGTTCGCCGTTTCATCTGCCGTGAAAGTGCGCCCTAGGCGCGTTTCAATATCGGAAACATCAGCGTATGCCATTTGAACCCCTTAGTTACGCGGTAACGCCCGTTGCGCCCTCTGGTGCAATCTGGAAAAATGCCGAATCCGAAGCCACAACCAGGCTGCACTCGAATTCAGCACGGACCGCGAAGCAGTTGCGTTGCCACAAGTGGACTAGCCCGTCGTTGCCGTCATTGAGCGTTGCGCTATCGCTGAAATCGATGTTGATACCGTCAACGATTCCATAGAAAGCCTTGCTCCAATCGCCAGCAACCATGCCGCCGATGGCTGCACAAGGCACAACGTCCGCGCCGTAGATGCGGCCGATGCGACCGTCGCGGATATTCTCGATAAAGAGCGGCATACCCAAGCCGTTTACGGCCGTCTGAATCTCTGCTTCGGCTGCGGGCGAAGCTGCAATACCGTTCATGCGGTAGCCGTTGGCTGCAATGGCCTTGATGCCGTTTTGGATTTTCTCGGCATAGGTGCTGCCAGTGCTGATGGTCTGCGCATTTACCAGCGAATCGAAGCCCGTGAGTGCAGACTGGGTAAGAGCCTGATAATCGAAAGCCTTTGCTAGAGCACCAGGCAGACGGCCGATAAGAGCGTCATACAGAGCGGGCATATCACGACGGAACTCGTTGGAGAACACCTCGATAACAGCAAACTTCTTCGGCACCATGTTCTTAGTGCTGAATGTGCTGTTGGAAACGGGTTTCTCACAGGCCTCGTTCACGATGGAAACCGTCGGGTCGCCCGTGATAACGGGGATTGCAAGGCCGCGACCAGGCAGATAGATACGTTGCGCAAGCTTCATGATTGCGGATTCTGCGATTGCGCCCTGGATTACAACGTCGCTTACCTCTTTAGGAAGCGAAAGGCCGCTAGTACCACGGTTAATATCTACTGCGGTATTGGAAAAAGCCATATTGACCTCTTTCTATTGCGATTTAAACTTTTGCTCGGCGAAAGCAATAAAAGCGTCGCGGGGGTCTCGTTTGCCCGTTCCGCCTGTGTTGATATGTGAGAAACTGCCAGTTGCGACGCTGTGAACGGGCGTTTGCGCGGCCTTGAACGCCTTGCAGAAAGCTTCCATCTCATCGGCCTTGCAGAATTCCAGCAGTTCGAGCGGCACGCCCTGCTCCTGCGAGTATTGGCGTGCAGCCTGCAATCGTTCGGCTTCGGCTTTCATTTCCCTCAATTCGGCTTCGGCCTGTTCCGCCTTTGCGTTTGCCTTTTCAAGTTCGCTCATCTGCGCTTCCTTGATTCTTGCCAACTCTTCCTCTGCGGCCTTGCCCTTCTTGGCTAGGTTCTCCCACTTCCTTGCTTCCGCTTTCCAATCAGTTTTTGCTTTCGTTTCCCCCTGCGGTTCTTCTACTTGCTCAATCTCATTGGTGTTTTCGTCTGTCATGTGACAAACTCCTTTCCGCCCCCTGCGGGGCAATAAAAAAGCACCCCTGCGGGTGCTGTAATGCGCTCTAAGCCCCCGTTACCCTGCGGTACGTGTACTTAGGCGTTTGGGCGTTTTCGCCCTGAAATAAGCCGTTTGGCGAATTCCCTAAATGAATTTGAGTTTTCGGAACATATGGCCGCATGAAACGCGGCTGTCGGCGAAAATCTCTATGCCAGCGTAGCGGCATTGTTCGCAGAAATATAAATCCTCGCTCAATAGCGAATGGTTAGCGTCATTGTAGTTCTTCCAATCGTAGTACGGGTACGGCATACGGTCGAAAACGCTTGTTCTGATAAGCGCACAGCCCATGCCGCCGCCGTGAATCCTGAATAGGTACTCGCCGCGTTCGCGCATAGCCTTCAATTCGTCGGCTGTGTACTGCATCGTATAGTTGATTTCGCCTAATTTGCAAAGGCATGTTTTCGGCGTTTCGTCGTTCGCACGGTTGCGGTGCGCGTAATAGCCCAAAACGACGTTTTCACCGTGCGAAATCAGGTTCGATAGCGCGTCTTTCGGCAAAACAACGTCCGAATCAACCATTAAAACGTAATCGGCGTTATAGCCTTTCGCAAGGGCTACGATGTTGTTTCGTGCGCTTGCCGTATCGTAACCACGCACGAAATCGAAGATTAGTTCATGTTCGCCTTTGTCTAAATCGTAGATGCTCTTGAACGTATCGGGATAGATGCTCTCAAAGGTGGGAACTGCAATTAAAACCTTGCTCATTGCAAAACCTCGTTCCACCCTTTGTCTTTGTATAGTTTCAAGTATTCGCGTCTAGGCAAACGCGGGTTTGTAATCCAATCCATATACCCGACGTAATGCACAATCGCGGGGTTATCGCTGTAACCCGTTGCCCTGTTCTCGTTATACCTGTAATCAAGGTCAACGGCTTTCCCGCGCATTGCGCCCAAGTAATTCAGAGCGTCTTGCTCAACGCAATTTGCCTTTACGTTGTTAATCCAATTGACAAGCTGGAATTCTGCCTTATCTTCGCGCATCTGCTTTAAGTTGAAATAGCAAACGCCCACATTGTAGTAATGCCCCGATTTATAAGGGTCATATCCGCTGAAACGTTCCCAACACGCCGCAAACCATTTGCCCGCCAAATCGGTATCGAAGATTTCCGATATATCGCCTAAAACCACCGTGTCAATATCGAGCTGCAAAACGGTTTCCACATCGTCTGGTAGAATCGATGTGTAGCAAACACGGATAAGAGCCATCTTCGTAAAGTGCGTTTTCGCGTTAACGCCGTTATCTGGAAATTTCTCTTTAATCGCGTCCGAAACGTTTATGCACGTGATTCTTTCGGGCAACTCATAAGGGAAAATATCATCTTCAATAAAGAAGTAAACCCTATCAATTGAATTGTTCGCCAAAAGGGATTTTGCCGCCCAAACCATTTGTTCGTATAGGTTTCGCGTTCCCGCATATACCACGCAGCGCATCATTTCCCCTTATCTTTGTTTATCCTGCTCACGCCAAACCATCATATAGGCGTTATAGTCGCGCCAGGGTTCGTTAAAACCGCTGTACGGTTTCGGCAACCCTTTTTCTTCGGCTTCCTTATTCGCGTTATACTTTTCGTTGTGCCGTTCGCGTGCGTCTTTGATGCGTTGCTTCAATTCGTCGGAATAATCCCCGCTTCTGTATGCGTCCCGTGCTTTCTCGTAGCTTTCGGCGTAAGCACGCGGGTTATAGCCCTGAATCTTGCCTTTTCCGTAAACCTGCGCCGCCGTGCAAGAGCAGTTCTCATGCGGCTTGTGCGCGTTCGCCGCCGCGCTATCGGGGTAAACATAGCCGTTTGATGCAACCATCAGACAGAAAGGACACGCGCCATAGTTGGGAACGATTGCATATAATGGTTTCGCGGGGTCTTTTATCGCGTTTCGCCGTACCGTTTCGTTTGAAGCAATCCGCGTGTACTGCGTGTTTTTGTCAGATATTATCTTTTGCAGCGGTACTGTGTTGCGCCCGTGCGCTACATCGTCGGCGATTGCGTAAGCGTCGGCCTTAATCTGCCTTTCGCTCAATGTGTTATACGTTACGGCTTTGAAATCTCCTGGTACGTTAGAACCAGCCCTAATCCCATCGTAATAATGGCATGTCAGCGCACTTGCAAGCTTTGAATACGCGGGGCATACCTGGTGCATCAGCGCGTACACGTCCTCATATGCCAATTCGTCGGCTTCCAGCAAACGCCGTTCAAGGTCTAGCTTCGCGGCTTCGGTGACAATCGTTTTACCCGCTTGCGCGTTCAATGCGTCCAATTGATCTGTGAAAGCCTGAATATACGCCGCGCTAACCTTCATCGGCAATCGCCGCTATCATCTGCAAGCCCATGTTCTCCTCAATCTCGGTTTGCACCTTTCGGCGCATATCTTCGGGAAAGCCTATCTGCTCCCAAAATACGTTAGTGCCAGCGAAACCAGGCACAACGCTTGCAAGCTTGACCATCGCGTCCGTTTGTGAAACAACGCTTGGCATAGCGGGGTTGCGGAAGTTCGCCGTGAAGTCCCTGTATTCGTCGGGCAATTCATCGAGCGGAACGTCCAGGACAGCAGCCATGCACATAAGTGCGACATTTCGCAGCATTTCACGCGCCGAATCGTTGAAGTCCTCGACTTCGATAATCAGCGGTTCACTTGCCGCGTAGATAGCTTCTGCACTCGCTGGGTTATCGTGGATAACACCCAATGTGCTAATCGGAACGTTCGTCTCGCCGCTGAACCTTGCAGCCAACGACCGCATGTACTCCGTGTGCGGCTGCATAGAACCCTGAGGCAACTGGCCGAATACTGGCAATTCGTTATCCTCCGTCCGCCCGCAACAGAATAACGTGCCGATATAGGCTTCCCATTTGGTAGTTTGCTCGAAAGCTTCCCTATCTGCGCCCAACAGGTATTTTTGCGGACTGGTGAAGAACTCCGCGCTAATCTCCGTGCGCAAAGCCTCCCTTACGGCGGAATCGGTGATACTCATAACGGCCCTGTTAACCCTGCTTTGGCCGAAGGGGCGGGCAAAGGTTGGTCTGTATGCTAGCGATTCCATTGTAGGCCGCCCCATAGAATACGGCTGCGCGTCCCAATCCCAAAAACCCGCGCCCGTGTCCCAAATATGAACCGCCGCATTATCAAGATACATCGTCAAATCTGCTATTTGGCGTTTATCGAAAGCGTTAATGACCATGCCGTAAGCGATGCGGCCTTTTGCGTCGTCCCACCGTGCGGCGGCTGTTTCCGCGCTGTGTAAATCGATTCTAGGCATACCGTCCGCGCCCATCTGCACGGTTGCGAAAGCGCATGAATGGATTAACGCCGATTGCGCCGCTTGGCGGTACTTCATGCGAAGATTTGAACTTGCAACAAGCCTATCAAGCTGCGATTGCACATTGTAATCCGTTGCCGTGAAGCCGTCAAACCTGGAACGAACCGCCATAGCGTCAACGGCCTTTTGCGGCCAACCTACAACGGTTTCAACATTAAGCAGGGTAGGGGGTATCGAAATGCCGAAATCCTTTAGAACATTCTTGCCGTTGTAGTAGCGCATCTTAAGCATGTTGCGGCCAAGCTTCGCACCCCAAAGGCCCAAAAGGTCATATAGCATATCGCGCCATTCGGCGGGAAAGTCGTTGCCAACGGTTATAGATTGCGTTGCGACATTGTACGTGTGCCAACCGCGTTCATTGCTCACCATACGATAGCCTTTCGGTTAGGATTTCTTTTCGTCGTTTGCGCCGACCAATAAGCCAACGCCGCACTTTCAATTAGGCTTGCTTCGGCCTCTTCGGTCGAGCTGAAACCGAAACCGCCGTTGTTTCCTATCTTGCGTTTTTTCGAGCGCGTGGCCGAAACGTTCAAGCCCTCTTGGTTGAAGTGCGTGATCTGCCTTTCCTTAACGGCGTTCACCAACCAGGAGAACGCTGCTATAACGTCGGCTGTTTTCGGCCTGATAATCGTTTTTGCTGGTACGCCCATCGATAGCAGCTTGTCGTTCAATGCCTGTGCGTTGCTTTGCCCGTCAATGACGATTTGCGCCGCATCTTTATGAACCCGCGCCAACGTATCGGCGAACCAGCCCAAGCCGCCCGACATGGGGCGCGAATCAACGACGTAAACGAAAGGTACGCCGTCCGATGGTTTGTAACAGGCCGCAAGCGTACCAGTCAAACCGTCGGGCGAGAACTTGACTGCATAGCAGACGATACCTTCCTTTTTCGGGTTTCGCTCAATGCACGCCGCCCAATCCTCTGGGTCAATGCACGTTTCTATATCGGCTTCTACCTTTCCCCAATAGCCCAACCGTTCGCGTGCGAACGTTTCCGTGTCCATCTGCTCGTATTCGGCTTCAATAGTCGATTCGTTTATAAGTATTCCCAAAGATGGGTTTGTATCGTACCAGCGCGATTTGTCGGCCGTATCGCCGATTTCGTCAACCGAATATTCAAACCATGCCGTTCTTCCGCTTTGCCCGTCAAGTGCGCGTTTCCTGATTTCCCTGAACACGCCGTAATCGCCTTTGGGTGTTGGCGGGGTAGAGATATAAATAGTTTGCGGGTTGCGACTTGCAGAAATGGCTGGTAGGAAGCTTGCCTGCGAATCGCCGTCTAACTCCAAAGCTTCATCGAATATCAGCAGGTCGCCGTGCTGTCCGCGCCCACCGTTTCGTGTACGCGCAAGAAACTTGATGCGTGCGCCGTTCTTTAAAATGACCTGTTCGCGCCCAAGCGCGGTTTTGATGTCCTTAACGTACTTCTTCAAAGGGTCTGAATCAAAGAAGTTCGCTATATACTCGAATGTTTCCGTGCTTGTCTTTTGCAGGTGCGAAGTGTATATAATCTCTTCGCCCAATACCACCATGCCGTAATTGCAGCGCGTGACGATAAGCCCTATCGTCTTTCCGTTTTGGCGTGCAACCGTGCCGCCGCATGTTTGAGCAGACCAACGGCCTAGGTCGTTAAGCCCCAACCAGCCGCGCATGATAAAGTCTTGCCATTCGAGCATTTCAAGACCGCCCGCCGCGTTTATCGCGTGGCATGTCTGCCAATCGCTCGAAACGTAATCAGGTACGATCAGGTGCGTTGGCGTTTGCTTGCCTGTTCGCAAGAATTCGCGCGATTTCGTCAAGTTCGCCATTGTCCTTTTCTAATTCCTCGATTTCCCTAATTGTCTCGCGGTACTGCTTCGCCAAAGGCGCAAGCGTTCGAGCGTCGGCGGTATCCATTGCCGCCCGTAATTCCTGCTCTAAGGCTTTGAGTTTTTCCAAACGTCCCATTCAAATTTTCCTTGTGTGTAAAACGCTACGAACGGCGGCGGGGTCGCCACTGTGCTACGGG